GTAGTTATCGATGTTATCAGTATACCTAACTACCTCAAAATTCTCTGCTAGAAACATCTTATCGATTGAAGCGTCTGAATCCTTTGTGCCCACGGGAATATAGAAGTATTCTCCCGCATACTTACTTTCTTTATGTGCTGCCTTGTATAGTGATTCGATATTGCTGAATACAAAGCCCTGTGTCGATTCCCAAAAGAGGTAGTCACACGCCAAACCCTCAGAGGGTATTGACTTTGAACAGATCCAGTTAATACACTTTGCGGGTGACCAGCCAGGGCTGATGAACTTTAGATTATTAGCTGTCTCTGTAAAATATAATGGAGTAGCAGTTGTCTCATCGGGCTTAATGCTTTTTTCTTCTATTTTTAGTGTACGGGAATTTTTTAGAAAGGTATTAAAGATTTCAGATGCAATGTCAGATGCCTTTCCACTAAACGATTTATAGATGGGAACGTTGGCGTCTACGATGGCTTCGACAGAACAGAAGTGAAGGCGATAGGTCTGCGTGCTCTTATCTCTTACTGTTAACTGGTCGGTAACAGAGTAAATACGAAAGTATTTTTCAAAGGTTCTTTGTAGGGTGGGTGTGGTAAATTTAACTAAAAGATACTCCTCCCCGACAATCGGCAACTTAGATAGCAGATTGCGTGAGTCAGATACCATGATATCGCCATGGAGAAAATTACTAAAGATATCTTCATAGAGATTAAACTCGATGAGATAATCGTTTAGATCAACTACTTGGCTGGTAAAGGAGATGAGTTTTAGATACTCAAACTCTACCTGACCCGCAAAGGATAGATTGTCGAGACTAGCCATTTACAAGTATATCAAATTCTGAGATGAAGGATTGTAGATATTCTGGACGCAGAACTCTTATTGCTCGCTTAGTATCATTTAGATTACTCTCATGGGCAAAATTGCTCACGGTATGTGCACTGGGATACTGATCCAGATCTACTACTATATCATTAGTTTCAGATATTGTGTAGTGATGGGCAGCAGTAATGTTTCCCTCCCCATACTTTGCTTCTGTGTAAGAATATAGCTGCTGATCTGACAAAGGCCAGTCAAATCGCGGATCTAGAATGTCATTAATAAGAAGAATAATCCAATGGTAATCTGATACACCATAGAACTTATGTGCAACGATCTCAGGTGTCTCACCATCCTTAATATCATATTCTTCTATGAGCGCATAGTTCTCTTTTGTTGTTTGATTGGGAACTATGCGCTTAAGAACATCTGTGACAATGGAATAATTTTGACCACTGTCAAGTGTATATCCTAATAGAGGAAATCGTCTAAAGTATGACACTTAGAATCCCTTTATAATTCTTTCTTTTGTTAGCAGTTCGAGTTCTTGGAAATCCAGCTTCATCGTTATCTCTGCGGGTGACCCGTTCTCAAAGGATGTGAAGTATTGCCCGCCATATTTAACGGTCATGTTTTTCAGAACACATGTGCTAATCTTATGCACAAACTGATTCTCTTTACCCTTAAAGTAATACTGCATCTCAAACTCAGAAGGGTAAACGTAAAATAATCCATCTGTTGAGAGCTCGGGATGCATGTGAAACTTAAATAGATCAATGATTCGCTTTACATTATACACTTCTGCTTCACTTTTCGGAAGGAATGTATAGTTGAATGAGAATGTTCTGTAATCTACTGACTCAAAGAATACTTCTCTAAATGGATTCGTTTGAACTTTTCCCGCAAGGAGTAACGCTTGCTTGGGATTTAGTCCCACAATCTTACCCACATCTGCTAATGCCAACAAGCCTCTAACAGCAGCTTCACCTGTGCGCCCCAATGCTGTGCTATCAACTGCACTTGATCCTCCTAAGAGTCCCCCTATGGCACCCAAATCTACCGTGTCATATTTAACTGCATAACTTACTTCGGGAATAGAGTCTATCGGAAGCATTATGGCGTCAGATATTCTTGCGGGCTCATCTGTTTTTAGATTTTCAGATAGGTGTGTAGCCCCCGCTGCTGCTATACCTGCTCCAATGGCTATAACGTTTGTAATGGTTTCGGTGCTTACGCCAAACCTTGATAGAAGTAAATTAACACCTTTCTTTGCAACAGAAGCCACTGGGTTTGTTGGATCTTTATTAAGAAATGTAGCCGAAGCAGCCGCAACTGTCGCTGCAGTCATAACGTCAGCTGTTCTTCTCAAACCTGCGCCCGTCATTCTATTTTGGGCGCCTGCACCTACATTTATATCCGGAACAGTATCTTTTGGCTTAAATTTACTCTTACCCCTGACATTCACATAGAAAACAATATAATGCTGAAGATCCTTTGACACAGATAGGTCTTCTGGATAAACCAGCTGGTTTATATCGTATTTTCCCGTTTTATCTAGCGCTATCTCTCTAGGATTGCGCTTATCATCTAGATCAAACTTATCCCCAAGGGTCTCCTTGCGATTAAATTTTTCTAGGATATTGGTTGTATTTACTTGTGCCATGGCGGGATAAATAATGGGTGTATGATCTATTATTTATGGGCCTATGTATAAAGAAACTTATAAAGGTAAGTATAGAGTTAAGAATCCCGCAAAGTATAGAGGCGATCCTAACGATGTTATCTACCGCAGCAGCTGGGAACTAAAGCTGATGAATTGGTGTGATAGTACCCCAGCAGTGCTTGAATGGGGTTCTGAGGTTGCTGTGATACCCTACGTTTCACCTGTTGATAATAAGATTCATCGATACTTTGTTGATTTCTACATGAAAATAGAAGATAGAAATGGCATTGCACAACGGTATCTGGTTGAGGTAAAGCCAAAAAAGTTTACCAAGGAACCCGTCAAACCTAAGCGTGTCACCAAGCAGTTTATTGATGAGGTCTTTAACTATGGTGTCAATCAAGCAAAATGGAAGGCAGCAAGAGAGTTTTGCGAGGACCGTAAATGGAAGTTTGTTGTACTAACAGAAGATGAGTTAAATACGAAATGGCAGAAGTAACTAATCCCTTTGAACGATTAAGATATACAGGTCGAGATCAAGATGCCTCGATGGATTGGTTTAAGCAGAAGATTAAGGGCATAGGCAAGAGCGAGTTTAAGCCATCTGCGCTAACTAATACACAAGATCTTCTTAGAAAGCGATTACAGATTGGTCAGCTTTATCTTTATTATTATGATCCCAAGACAAAGGATGATTTGCCCTACTATGATACTTTTCCTCTTGTCTATCCCTACAAGAAGGTAGAGAATGGGTTCATGGGTTACAATCTTCACTACCTCCCTCCCGTATTACGCTTTAAGGTGATGGGTACACTATTAAATATTCAACAGTCAGGTACAAGTGAGCAGAAGAAGCTGGCATATACGTATGGTGTGCTTAATGCAAATGAAGTTAGCAAATACTATGCACCCTGCATCAGAAGATATTTGTTTACACAAGTAAGATCAAGTTATGTTCTAATACCCGCAGAAGATTGGCTATCAGCAGCCCTTCTGCCCACCGAGAGATTTGTTGGGTCAAGCTCAGCGAAGATCTGGAAAGAAACCATGGACAGACTATAATGGCATTCAGTATAGAAAATTTTACAGGTCAGGTGTTCGGAGGAGGTCTTGCAAGAGAGAACCGATTCCGTGTAACCATGCCCAACAAAGTAAGCGGTGAACAGCTAGTTTCACTATTTTGTGAATCTACTTCTATTCCGCAGCTAAGCGTTATCACCAAGCAGCAAAGATTGTTTGGACCTTCTCACGTTAGAGCTGCTACAATCGATTATGGTGGCGCAGGACTTGCTATGACTTTCTTTGTTGATCGAGAGATGAAGGTAAAGAAATGGTTTGATTCTTGGATGCATCTCTGCGTTAATCCAGGAGAGTTTACAGTAAAGTATTTGAACCAATACGCGGGTGATATTACCATCGAGCAATTGGATGAGAAGGATAATGTTAACTATGCGATAAAGCTAATAGGTGCATTTCCCACCGCATGTGGTCCCCTTTCATTGAATCAAGCATCACAGGATTCTTTTCATAGATTGCCTGTTACCTTCACCTATCGTTACTGGGAAACAAGCTCTATACAGAATACGGGCACATCAGATCCTGCAGATATTGCAGGTAAATTCTCATCAATATGGTCAAATGGCACAGAAGTAAACACACCCACCCCAACAGGAACCAACTGATTTTAGATAATATGAGGAATTAATATGATACCCAAACTTGAAGTAGCAACCTTTGAATTGACTTTACCCTCGAACGGAAAGAAAGTAAAATATCGTCCCTTCCTTGTCAAGGAACATAAAAACCTACTGATGACCGACACACAGGATACGTCTGAGGTTTCTAGGATTGTAGAAGATATTGTTGATGTTTGCACATTCAAGGCACTAAACGTTAAGTCATTGCCCATATTTGATATCGAATACATCTTTATGAATATCAGGGGCAAGTCTATTGGTGAGAATGTAGACTTAGTGGTAACATGTACTTGTGGCACATCTTTGCCTCATTCGATGAACATAGCCAACATTAAACTTGAAAAATCACTTGACCACAAGACAAAGTTTATGATATCAGACACGGTGGGTGTCGAGATGAAATATCCTAGGTTGTATGATGTAGCAAGTGCTCTGTCGGGAAACTATGATCAACTGGTTGATCTGTTACTACACACAATCAAGGGCATCTATACATCAGAGGGTGAGTATCACGAGGTAACTATAGACGATAGAGATGATCTGATTACCTTTATCAACTCAATGAATGTAAATCAGTTTGAAAAGATTGAATTATTTTTCAAGACAATGCCTAAACTAAAGTATCACTTGAGTGTAACCTGCAATAGTTGTGGACGAATCAATCAGTCAACATTGGAGGACCTCCAAAATTTTTTCGTCTGAGTCTCGCAAGAGACTCACTAGAAAACTATTATAAATTGAACTTTGCGCTAATGCAACATCATAATTATTCTTTGACTGAACTTGAAGATATGATTCCCTGGGAACGTGAGGTATATGTGACTCTCTTGATGAACCACATTAGAGAAGAAAATGAAAAGATACGTCAACGACAAGCAGAAAGAGGAAGATAACCTTCATGGCAACTAAAATACCTACGCTTCTGGGGGGGTCAGGAACAGAAGAAAACACACTTAAGCTGAATAATCTTAAAAGTGTCATAGAAGATGCTGCTAAGAATGTAGTTGGCGTTCTTCGTTCTATTGAAAAGAACACCAAGGCATCATTGAATGCTACACGCGATCTGGTTAAGATAAGCAAGAAGCCTAAACAAATGACCCCAACAGTTGAAGGCCCGACCGCTACACCACAGGCAGTTAAAGAAAAACCTGCAGGAAAGCCACAAGAGGAAGGTAATGCATTCCCAACACTTTCTGCTATCGCAGCAGGTGGAATAACGGCAGGGTTAGGGGCAATACCTGACGCAGCGTCAGAACCCTTCAAAGAAGATGTAAAAAAAGGATTGGTTTCTCCTGAAGGTATGGTTAGTCGAGGAGAAGCAACAACAACCCGTGAAGCTAGAACTACTTTACAGGGCAGAGCAATCAAGCAAGTAAATAAAGGTGAGGTACAGCAAGCAATTGAGTCTAACCTCACAGATGATGAATTAAAACAGCAATATGGCAAGTCACGTAGTGAATTGAAAGATTGGTTGGCAAATAGTCCCAAGACAGGTGCGGGATCATTCCTACAAATAGAACCTGCTAAGAAATTGCCCGAGTTTGATCAAATGGGTCCCCCCAAATCTGTCTTTCAAGCAGAGCAAGCCCAAGCAAACCAAGCTGCAGATTACGCTGCTGCAGGAAAAACAATGGAAGCTGCGGGAATGTCTACGGTTACGGGAAGAAAGGTTGCTAATCTTGAAAAAGGGCAAATGCAACCTGCTGACTATGAACAGGCTCAACAGGCACAAGCAGCAAGAGAGGGTGCTGAAAGTGGCCTTAGGCAACGTAAAGGTAGAGAGGGTCCTGTTCCTATACCTTCAAGCTCTGATACAGTTGAACCTGCAAAGGTTGAATCTAAACCGCCTAACGAGACTTCGAATATTCAACCTGAACCAAAAAGTAGAGCTGATAGAATGCAGGAGCAGGCAAGAAAGTTAATTGATACTGCCCGTGAGATGGGAATACAAGGAAAGGTTCAAGGAAAATATGAGGGGGGGCAGCTAACTAAAATTGTCACAGAAGATGGTAGAGAGATTGATGTTTCAGGTAAATTAACACCAGAACAATCTGCAAAAGTAGAAGCCGCAAGAAAGTTTAAGGCAGCTGTTGATGCCGAACAACCTAAACCAGAATCAGTTGAACCTGTACCTGCTGACGTACAACCCGGTCCTAAAGGTGAAAGACGTGATATCGCTATTGCTAAAAAAGAGGGCGGCAGGATGCAGGAACAAGCAAGAAAGTTAATTGATACGGCACGTGAGATGGGAATAGAAGGAAATGTTCATGGTAAATATGAGGGTGGTCAGCTTACTAAAATTATTACAGAAGATGGTAGAGAGATTGATGTTTCAGGTAAATTAACCCCAGAACAATCTTCCAAAGTAGAGGCAGCAAGAAAGTTTAAGGCAGCTGTTGATGCCGAACAAGTAACACAGGCAACAAATGAAAATCGTGATCTACAAAGGCAAGACAATCAACAATCCCCACAACCCATCGTAGTTAACAATTCAAATACAGTCGGCAACAATAACTATATTCCTACACCTGCAAGCCCTCGAGGTAACTCACCATATGATGCTTACAACAATTCAAGAGCTGCATACCGTTAAAAAAGGGGCGTAAGCCCCTTTTCGTTTTGCTCTTACTAATTAGTCATCATTAGCAAGTTTAGAGAAGTATGATAGCGACTCATCATCGTCATCAAAGTTAACTTCATCTTTCTTCACAACAGGTTTCGGCAGATTGGGACGAGCAGGTTTTGCCGCAAAGCTACGTTCTGCTGTGCCCACATCTTCTGCAATGTCGATTTCCTCAGCGCGCTTAGGTGCACTGCCGCCATTCAAAACCATGTCCAGCTTTGCCTTAAGCTCATCATACGACTTGAAGCGCGAAGGATGAACGAAGGGCTGCAGGGCATGTTGCTTTTCCCAGATAGCTGCGATTTCTTCATCGCTATCTGCAATGGGGCTGATTGAATCGAACTCTGACTTATCATAATTACGATAGCCCTCAACCTTACGAATCTTCAGCTTGAGGTTTGCGCCTTGCCAGAAGTCAAACGGGTTGATAGGTTCCTCATCTTGAAACTGAGGATTTGCAACGTCAGTAATCTTGTCGAAGATTTTCTTGCCATACTTGTAAAGAAATACCTTACCCTCATTTTCGGGACGAGTAGGATCCTTAACAACCAGAATGTTGCTGATGTAGGTCAGCTTACGCTTCTGTGCCCGAGCAATGTCTTTGTCTGCTTCATTGCCGCTGTTCCAGAGCTTGTTGTTAAGTTCACTGACAGGATCAGGCAATCCAATCGTAGTCAGCGAATCTTCAATGTACCATTTGCCGCTGGGACCTTGGAAGCCATGATTCCAGACGCGAACAAAGGGAACATCTTCACCCTTAGGGGGAGGTAGGAAACGAATGACCGCGTAACCATTGCCAACCTTATCAACTTCAGGTTGCCAGAAACGATCATCTTCTTGGTTTCCAGATGCGGGCTTGCCAATCTTTTCGACTTCCTTCATCAGTTTGTCGAAACCGCCGCGGGATTTTTTGAGATCAGATAGAGATGCAAATGACATAGTTTACTCCGTATGAAAAGTATGTTGCGATGTATTAACGTGTTTTGGTTTTGTTTTGCTTGTACTCATAATCTAGATATTCATCAAACGCATTATCGTCCTCATCGAACGAATCAATATTATGAATGACCTTGCGGTATTTGTCAACGATTCTTTTGTTCTTTTTTAACTTTTTGCCCTTCTTGTTGCCATCACCGTAGTCGTCGTTAAAACGTCTAGTATCAACCATATTGAACTTTTACTCCTTACCCTTAATCTTTTTGATAGTTTGGCGCTCTACTGGAATGTAAGGCCAGTGTGAAATTTGATCTGCAATGATAGCCTGATGCTGTGCCAGCTTGACCATGTATCTTTGCGTTTCCCTTAGTGTCTCTGCTACTGTTAGGTATCTTTCATGTAGGTCAATAACTTCCTTCTCGAGAGTAGAAAGTTTATTGGACATGAGATCATAGTCCTCCAATGATTGCATGGTACTTGTCCTTATCTACTTTGAGAAAGGGACTGTACTTGCGTATGAGTCTTGATATATCGGGCCATATGAAAGTTTCCTCAATTTCTTTATCAAATTTATCACAGAAGCCAAACAACTTATTTAGAATGACTAGGGTCTCGATGTTGATCTGCTTGCTTAAGTACCCTCTGATTATATATGGATGTTGATTTTTCTGTGATGAGAAGATGATATTGGCATCGAAGTGTGTCAGATCACACTCCGCGAGGATCTTCTGCATGTCGTTCTTGAAGGTGTAGGATAGTCCCTCGACCTTCTTCTTCCATGTTAAGTAGGTATCCTTTGACTCTGCATCAAAGACGCCACCCCACAGGTTGCCCGCCACAAAGTTGGACACCAGGAAGTTTACGATCTCGGAATCATCATATGCCTTGGCGATACGATTGTAGACATGCTCATGCTTTGCAAAGGCGGTGCGAGAGGATTTGACTCGACCCTTATGCTTAATTACGTCATATGAATCTGTGGTGAAGTGAAGTTTAAGAGCAAGATAATAACGATATGCCTGATAGGCGTCCATGTTCATCATAGCGGAAGCTTTGCTGTCCTCTTGAAATAATTTAGTTCCTCTGCTTCGCTTTGAATCTTTTCCTTCAAGGACTTGTTCACAAGCGATTTGATTGATTCTACATCAATATCTGCTTCTTCGCAATATGTGATGATGGCTTCCATGTAGGAAAGTTTTTTCTCTGTCACCTTACCCTCAATATACAGAGAGAACTCATTGGCAGAGGTAAACTTCTTGGAGATGATAAACTGATCTGTTATTTGCATATTACTTAAATAGAATGAGTGCCATAAAGACGGCGTTGATGATGAACCCTACACCGATGGTCAGAACGTTGACCGTATCTCGAAGTACAGCAGCACGAATGAAAAGAGCAACAAGAGCTCCCCACATAAACAAAACAAGATCAACGGGAGGCATCTTGTCAGTAACACCTGCCATGACTGCTAGAAAGGTGGGAATGAGGGCACTAAGTAGAAAGATAAGGCCCAACCAGCCAATTGATTCAGCAGTGCTGGGACGAAGCTTGTTCTCAACAAAATCCTTCAAATTGTTCTTTAACGTAGAAAAGCCCATAACAAAATTATCCTTTGTAGAAGATGTGTTTTCCAATTTTTGCAACTCGCTGCTTTTTCCATCGGGGGTTGACGTAGTCTGCATGGTAGTAGAGTGTGTCCTCTTTGATGATATCGAGCCTAAATCCTTCGAGCAATACCTTCTTAGCCACAGCCTCGGATTCTTTATAGGTTGCTGCATGGATAGGTCTCACTTTGGTTTGAGATTCGCAATACCAGCTAAATTGGCATATGAGTTTATTGTAGACGATGTTTCTTTCATATACAACCGCACAGATATCTTTTGGAAAGTCTTTTGATAGTGTTCGGTTGATTGTCACCTGTGCCACAGCAACCTTGCCCTCAAACGGTTCAGAGCCTGCTTCATAGTAAATATTCTTAGTGAGACATTCTAACTCCCTTTCACGTTGTGCCATGGTAATGTAGTTGGGTTCCTCTCTCACCTCATTGAACTTTCTATCAATGAGACCATCTAGTTGGTGATAGAAAAAATAGCCTAGGATAGCTATGAAAAGTATTCTCAAAAAAGTCATAATTACTCATTGGTGGGTTTGCCAGACCTTCCACGATTAACTACGTCAATCAAATCTTCTTTGTTCTTATCTGCGTTGATGAAGATCCTGGCGATCAAAGAAAAGACACCCCATGAGAGGAATCCGATTATAAAACCTGCCATCAACTGCATTTCCCACTTTGTTGATACTTCTAACGCCTCTAAAATGGGAGCAGCGAAAATTATACCTGAGCCTGTTGAGATACCTCCGCGAATCGATGCATCAAGAAGATTCCGCGGCTTGATGTAGGTCATCATTGTCAGACCACCTAGCAGTCCCCCTAATCCAGAGACTACCTTTGCTGTTAGGAATGATCCAGGATCAGGCATTATGATCTCCTTTCGGAAACCACATTTTGCAGGTTGCATCTACTTGATACTTGGTGATATCAATGGTGTTGTGAACCATCATTTTTGCAAACTGTGTCTGTGCATTGATGTAGTTATTTGCAGCTTGGTTGAGAGTCTTATCGGTTATTACCTTGTTAGTCAAATCACGTTTAACATTCTGAAATGTATCGATAAAGAACTCCACCGTGAAAGCAGGTGTGAAGTTAAACATGATTTCTCCTAATTAGTTGGTGGGTTATTAAGGAAACCCACCGAAAACCTCTAAATCTTACTGCTTTTCGCTAATAAAGCGATTGAGCTCTTTTGCCTTCGCAAGAATATCTACTGTAGACGGATATGGAATATGTAAAGCCGAGGGCAATTCCTCTCCTTTCTGTCTTGCGATTTCACATTTGAATTGCCATAGCTGATTCTCCGCATCTTTCCTGGTATAGTAATCATGCTCAAGCATTTCCTTCGCCATTTTAAGAAGTTCAAGTCTAATACCAAACGCTGATTCACTCATGTTAATCTCCTTTAGGTGTGTGAGTGTGTGTAAAATGGTAGGTTATTCTGTTACGAGGAAACCTACCGAAACCCTAGGCTGTGTTTAGGCAGCCAATGCAAAACTTTCGTCGTTTGCGTGTACGTTTTTTACTTTTAACGACTCTCTGTGTCGGATCGTCCGTATCACTATTACTTGCCCTGTCGAAACCAGGTCAGGCCCATCAAAAGCACTATTGTTTGGATTCGAACCTTGTTCTAGTATTGTCTATTTGCGCTTCCCACAGTGCTGACAATAATGCTTTTGGTGGACCTGGGCGGAATCGAACCGCCGTCCAGAACACCTTTCGATCAACATCAACCGATCAATTTATATTTATTTGACCTCGCGCTTTGCCAATTCTTCAATGGTCATTCCTACTTCGTTATGACCACCAAATACTGTACCCACGCGCTTGTTTTCAATATGCTTCAAGTTTGCATGATAAACAGAAGCAGGCAGAGGTACATATTTAACTTCTTGTGCTACTGCTGCTGCATTCCTCATGTAATACTCAACAAACCTTTTCACCTCAGGTTTCTCCATCGACTTCGCATTAACATAGATGAAGATGGGTCTACTGAGAGGATTGTATGTCCCATTCATTACGCTTGCCTCAGATGGCGAAATGGGTTGACCTGCTTTGTTTACAATCGGTACTGCCTTAATTCGTTTAGAATTCTCTGCATAGTAAGCATATCCAAAGTAACCCAGGGCGCCCACATCTGCTGCTACACCTTGAACAAGAACATTATCATCCTCAGACGCAGTATAGTCACCCCTACTAGCCTTTGACTTGCCGTTAACTGCCTCAGTAAAGTAATCAAAGGTTCCTGAGTCTGATCCTGCGCCGAACAATTTTAGTGGTCGGTTAGGAAATGATGGGTTAATCTGATTCCAGGAAACAATCTTCCCTTGTGCAGAGGGATCCCACATCTTTCTCAGTTCTTCGATTGTCAACTGCCGTACAAAGTCATTCCTAGGATTGATTACAACAGTCAGTGCATCAAAGGCAATGGGAAGCTCATAAAATGTAATGCCTTCCTTTTTACAATCATCGATCTCTTTTTCCAAAATAGGGCGACTTGCGTTTTGCACATCAATCTCATTGCGACAAAACTTCTTGAAGCCTCCACCTGTCCCAGAAATACCAACGGTTACTTTAATTCTTGTACTTTTTTGATAATCTTCTGCAATGCCTTCGGTGATAGGGTAGACAGTAGATGAACCATCCACCTTAACAGTCTGGGCATGTGCAGACAAAATAGTCAAAGAGGCAAGAAGTGCTGCTACTTTTTTCATAGATTTCCTTCCTAAACAATATTTATAAAAAGTTAAACGTAATGAAGATAGGTTCCCATGATGTACTTGCTTGATCCGATGGGTGGTTTAGCAACGTGGGGGAACAACCAGAGAGGGGGAAACATGAGAACACGACCCGCTTTGGGCTTGATTTCCAGATCAATCGTTGGGAAAACTGTCTCGCCGCCTTCGCAATCTGACAGATAGCAGAACATAACCAGGAAGCGACGAGAGCTCTTATAGTCAGAAACGTCTACGTGCTGGTCAAATCGCTCATTCTCATCGGGCCTATACCGCTTGATGCGAATCTCCTCAAAGCCCTCGAGTTGAGGGACAATGGGTACTTCCACATCATTGAAGTATTGCATCGCACCCGAGAATGCTAACTTCGCATACATGTCTGCAATATCTTCCCACCCAGGAGTCTTGTTGACATTAAGTTGCGTGAACTTAAAGAGAGGACTCTCGACACTCTCGAGTGTATTGTCTTTGTCAAAGCGTGCAATGATATTATCACATTCTTCCTTGGTTAGAATGTCATCATAGACACGCACATAATCTTTCAATTCGTTCAAAATGTAGTATCCTTATCGCCAATGATTTTCAGATTGTTGCCCTCAACGAGCACACATGACATTTTCTTATTTTCAGATGTAATTGTAACGGTGAAGTCGTCATTTGTCAATCCTCGCCAGACCATAAAGATAACTTTATCGCTGCTGGTGCCGATAACTACGGGACGTTCTTTGATTCGATTTAGTAGGCCACTAAGCAGTACCTCGGTTTCGATGCACTGAATTTCATAACTACGTGTGATAACAGGATTAGGTTTCTTCTCCTGTGCTATCGCTGAACCCATCAAGAATGTCATCAAGATAGTTGGGATGATTTTTTTCATAAAGGTCTCTATAATAAAGTAGTTGGTCAACGTAATTGTCTCGCTTCTCGACAAATAGTTGGGGAGGATCATTGTCACAGGCAATCATCAAAACGATTTTGTCTATCGGAATGCCTGTACGTTCCTCATACATGATTGCATAGGCAGAACATTGCATGAAATAGTTTTCAATTTGATCTTTTTGCTTTCTCCTTGAGGATGTCTTGAAGTCGATTACACTAAGGCGACCATTGTGTTCTGCGATACAATCAACCGTACCTGCTACGCGCAGATAATCCGAATAGAGCCTCTGTTCCTGTATATGAATGTTGTCGATCTCATGCAAGAGGGGGACAAGCGATTGGAACAATATCTTATCAAAGATCGACACATAGCTTGTGATGGGGTCCTGATTGTTCAGATATTTCTCACAGAGGCTATGTATTCTTGTTCCTCTCTGTCCCGCCTTCGCTGCAATAGCATTTGCTGCCGCAGCACCAACTTTATTCCTCCATGCAGTTATTCCCTCTCGGCTATACTCTTGCAAGATTGTTGTTATTGATGGATATTTTTTCCCTGCAGGGGTTACGTATAGTCTCTTGCCAGAAGCCTTATTAGTGACTTGTTTGAGTTTAGGAAAAGTTGGTGCGTTTGGCTGCGTTCGAAACAACTTCATATAGAACCTTATCAATATCTAACGCAACATTTTATATTATATGTTGCCTCCTGTCAATCATTATATATGAAGATTTGTATCTTCATACTTGAGTCTTGCAAGAATGTACTGCTTAACGATATCGCTTCTGACGATATCATGGGCAGAAAATTCAATTAGCTTGAAGGGTGTCATCATCTTGGCGATGTTAATAAACTTTTTCAAGCCAGACATATCGTTCTTCTTATTGAGATCGGTTTGCCTGAAGTCGCCACAGAAGATGATCTTAGAGTTGGTGCCCACCCGTGTCATAATCGTATTGATCTCAGAATCACACAGGTTCTGACATTCATCTACGATAATGATACTATTGTCCAATGTTACACCACGAAGGAATGAGGTGATCAGAAAGTTACAGGCACCTTGCTCTTGTAGCCGCTGAAATGCATCTGACCTATTGAAAAGGTTGCTGCAAATTTCAATGTAGGGTTCCTTGTATACCTCTGTCTTTTCCTTCTCATCGCCAGGCAGGTGACCAATCTCCCGTGCGGGGACTGCCGACCTTACGATGATGACTTGGTGATATCCAGATGATTTATCAAGCACTTCCTCGAGGGCTTTGTAAAGTGCTATATATGTTTTCCCTGTCCCTGCTACACCATGTAGTAGCATGAATGTTTCCCCATTGTCATAGGAATCAAAAAAGGTCTTTTGATTGTCTGTGAGTGGTGATATCACATCCATATCGTCTAATCTGATTTTAAGACGATTGTTAGACAATGGCTGGATTTTTTCTGTTCTTTTTGCCATATAGCCCTCTGAAATAAAAAGGGACAGCAGTACGTTGCTGTCCCTTCGGTTTATCGGAATAACTTTAGCCGAGACCATTATCTAGAAAGTTTATTGTTCAAGTTGCTTCTAGGCTGTGTTGCGTGAATTTTCGATAGTACCTCCCTAAATCCATCGTCGTGGGTTCTGATGCCTAAACGAACTGAATCCCCAACTCCTGGGGTTCCAATTTGAAATTGAACGGTATGGGATTGGCATGAGGGGCATGGTTCGCCCTCAGGCTTCTTTCTTTCTGCAATCAGATACATTTCTGTGAAAGTATGATTGCAACTAGAACAGGTGTAATCGTATAGTGGCATATTCTTATTTATACATTTTGCACGTTATACCAGGAAGGAATTTCACGTTTCTTCCAAGATGCCAAATGCTGTTTTCCTCCGTTGTAATAGTTTCTATATGAGGCAATTGAATCGCCTCTCACCTTATATGTATCGGGCATCGCAGGAGTGGGTTGCGTAAAAGGTACACTCTTGGTAGAATCTAATACATGGGGAGGAACGTAGAGGTTCATCAGCAGGTCGCTTGCCTCGACTTTGTGAACCCTACCATACCTATACGTATACTCTTTACAGAGATGAAAAAGAAGTCTGTTCAGCCAGACATAGTTGGCGTATGACTGCCTTACCCAAATCGCTGATGGATGATTAATATGAGTGGCAGAGTAAAGCAAATTATTACGGTCGTCTGGAAGAACATATCTACTTTGCTTTCGACCAGTTTTACTGAGCCCCACAACGACAGTACCATCAAGAACCCTATGAGCAGTAGAAAGGAGTTGTGCATATTCTAGGATCATCTTTACACAATGCTTGTCATTATGCAGCTCCGCACATACCCTGGGATCTGGATCCAGATAGAAGATGTTCAAAGGGTGTTACCTTTATCATCTAGACGTGTAACCATGTTCTCCATTACCATTTTCTCATCCCATGAGCGCAGATATTCATTGTCATCCAAATGCATCTGCATCATTTCTTCTGCAGTAATGTAGCGACAAGAGAAGATTGTTTCATCGAGATGCTTTTGAGAAAACTCATTGACTTCTTCACAGGTCACGGAATCAAGCGCCCAGCTACGCTTACCGTGGGGAACTTCTACAATGTAGCGATGCCTAAAGGTTTGCACCGTCTCGACAAGCACAAGTTGTCGCGGTGACTTTACGGGTTCGACTTTTGACAAGACCCAGCTCCCGTCGCCAGAATCTTCCCACTTGATATTGTCACCCTCTTTCCAGCCCACCTCATCAAGAAGTTCTTGTGGAAGGGGAATGATGGCTTCGCCGTTTTCTGCCTCACTCACATTAGCCGTATATTTCTTGCTCACGATTCATCTCCTTATCATTACGAAATTTGCGCTTAAAGCGCTTACGATTTTCTTCCTTCCTTTGATTATAAGTGCCTGACAAAAGAAGGTCAACCGCAATGGGATTGCGACGCTTAGGAAGTTTATTGGTACCCGCAAACATTTTGAAAACCTATCACCTGATTGTATGCATTATAAAGAGGAACTTGCTGGCAGTAGTACTGGGGCTGATACTGATAAGAGTGGCGATGGCGAAAGTGATATCCACCATAGTAGGCTACGGGAGGGGGAGGAGGGACAGCAGTGTACCCATACTGAACAGAACCACGATTTGCATTGCCGATAATGTAACCACCCACGACACCTGCTAGCGCAGCTTGTTCGACTGCACCCCAAGCATATGCACTAGTGGCGGCAACAGATAGAACCAGTGAGGCGATTACTTTACGCATGATTACTCCTCGGAATAACTATAGGCAGCGTACATATCTTCTTGATAGCGTACCCAATTCAGAAACTCGATCTCATCGAGAAGTTCCTGCATCGAGTCGTTTACATCTTGAGATTTCAGTTTTTCTGCAACCTCTTGTAGTAAAATATTTATATCTCTCACGGGTTCAACCTCAGGCATATTTGATCTCAACAGCGGGGAAAATGATTTTACCTTCATATTTCAACTGGCTACGCTCAAAGTCGGTGAGGTAGTCATCGGCGACTACTTCCCAGTGGATGATTTGCTCTGAGAACATATCATTGATTTGTTCGATTTGATCACTCACAGCCATCACCACCTCAGTGACTCGATTGAAGTCACGGAAGTTCTTGATAACATAGTCGCTGCCACCCTTCGCCTTCCAGTAGGGTTT